AGCACGGAAAGCGGGGATATCCAATGACTTTATCGGACGCGATGACCGACGCGCTGCTTCTCGTGCTGCTCTTGGAAATTTGGGTGCTGATACCGATAGCTACGCTTTTAAGGGGGGCGAGTTAGCGTCTGAGATTGCGGGGACTGCGGGTGTGGGCGGGGCGCTGGCTGGTGGATACAACGCCGCGTATCGGGCAAATCAACTGGCGCGGCTAACGGGAATACCCGCCCTTTCAAAGCTTGGCGTAGAAATCCCCGGCCTGCAACGACTGGCATCAGCAACCAACAGCGGCGTATTATCCAAACTCGCCACAGCCGCAGAAACAGGCGGATTCGCCAAAGGCCCAACTGACTCGCTTATCCGCAACGCCGCATACCGGACTGGTGGTGGCGCTCTGACTGGTGGGGCGTCGGCTGCACTGATAGACCCATCCACGGCAGGCGAAGGCGCTATGTTTGGCGGCGCTCTGCCGGTTGTCGGATCATTGGCCCGTGGCGGCGTATCTGGCGCTGGATGGCTGCGAGACTTGGCAGGAGGAACTCTGGCGGAGCGCCACGCAGGACGGATTGCCCGTCAAGCGGCTGGCCCACAGTTGGACATGATTCGTGAGGCCAACGACCTTGCGCCGGATGGGATGTTGGCAACGCAGGTTGCGGAGAACTTCGTTCCGGGGGGCGCACCGGGAACGTACAACCGGCTAGGGCAGGTGGCAGAGGGCATGGACGCGACGGACGCCTATCGACTGACACGCGAGGCACAGGCGGCAGCGCAACGTGCGGATTTGGAGCGGTTGGCGGGGGCTGAGAATGCTACGGCTGGTCGGGATACTTCGCGGCGCATGAAGGATGCCGTTTCTAGCGTTACGGTTCCAGCGATGGATGCGAACCTTGCGGCGGCGAATGCCATAGGCCCACTCGACGGCCAATCCGTAATCCAGCAAATCAGCAATCTCCGCAACAGTCCCGCAGTCCGTGGCGTCCAACAAAACCGCGCTGCACTGGATAACGTGATTGGCGAGATTGAGCGTGAAATCGCGGCAACGGGCGGCATACCCGATGCGCGAGTCCTTCACGACATCCGGAAAACCGCGATCAACGCGACGATTGAGCAGCTTATCCCCGGCGCTACGGCAAAGGAAAAGGCCAAGCGTGCGGCTGGACTGCTCACTCAAATCAAACCCGTCATCGACAACGCCTTAGAACGTGCTGGCGCTACAGGCTGGCGCGAGGCCATGGATGCACACGCAGCCGGTATGCGTGCCGTAGAACGTCAAAAGATGGGCGCTGAACTGCTGAACCAGTTTAACCAGTCAACGCCTACGGCATTCTTGAAAACAGCGAACATGAACAATCCGAAGGCGGTAGAAAAGATATTCGGCCACGGAAAGTACGACTTGGCGGCGCAGATGGGCGACGATATGCGGCCCGTTCAGCGCGTGGCTGGCGCACTTAGCCGTGATGCGGATATTGCTCGAAAGGCGGCTGGCGCATTGCAGGCAACAGACACGCTGATTACCAACGAAACCCCGATTATCCGTGGTCCTGCCCTGCTACACCCTGCGGCTACGCTGATTAACCGATTCATCTCCGGCCTTGAAAACAAGGTCAAAGCACAGACGCTAGACCTGCTCACCGAAGGTATGAAATCAGGGGCATCGGCTAACCGACTTCTAGCCATGGTTCCGGCAGAGGAAAAGTCTCAGGTCATGCAGTGGATTGCCAAAGGTAACCTTGGCCCGTACCTGCAAAGCCTACAGGCGGCGTCGCAATGACACAGAAACTCACCCCACCGCAGCCTAGTGGAAACGCACTCCTAGACCGCTGGTTGCGCCTGCTATGGGAAGCCGTGACAGATTACATTTCAAGCGGCGACTCAAACACAATCATCGCCGGACACGCATTCCAGAGCAGGATTGCGATGCCGCCAATATCAACCGGCTACGATGTTGCTGAGAAGCAACAAATACTGGCTAACCAAATTTTCGGAGGGTAAATGGCCTCATATTCTCGCGTACTCCTAAGCGGCTCAACAAGCGGCAGGAACATCCCCGTTGCGGCTACGGCTACGGCTGGAACGCTCATACACACGGCTGTTTCAGGATCGTCGGCTTTTGATGAGGTATATCTATGGGCTGCGAATGTAACGGCCAGTCCAGCAACACTTACGATTGAGTGGGGCGGCGTTACAGACCCTGGCGATCACATGGTCAAGTCATTTTCAATACCGGCGAATAGTCCGCCGATTCCGGTTGCGACGGGGCAGGTTCTGAATGGCGGGTTGGTCGTGCGTGCATTCAGCGGAACGGCTAGCGCGATAAACATTAGCGGATTCGTAAACAGGATTTCGTGATGCATGTTCAGCTTCCTTCAATCTCAAGCGCCTCAAGGCGCAACAAAGCATTCTTAACGTGCAAAATCTCGAAAGACCGGCGGGAGAAGCGACCTAACCGCCAAACCCAAGACCGCTCAATCGACAAATCTACCGGCCTAAATCCAGAATATGTAACGAAATCATCGTCAGTATGCCTCAATCCAGCCACTGACGATATTTTGTCACCAATCAGTTCGGCCATCTTCATGGACTTGAATTTCGCGCTTCCAGAGTCGAATTTTGGCGTCCGAATCCGGCAGGCAATCGCCCCGATTGAATCGGTATAAACGTCCTGCGCGAACTCGTACAAAACGCCTGTCGTCGCGTGCTGCATGTACTGCACGCCGTTTGCCGCAGTAGAGGCAATAACCGGGAAATACGCCTCCGTATGCTTCTGCGCCACGCCAGAACCGCTAAACGCTGTTCCTGTGTCCTGCAACTGATAGGTGTTCGTCGTGACATCCATGGCGATGTGCCAGCCGTCAAAATCACTGTTCGTTGATGAAACTTTGATAATGTCGCCGTCGCTATAGCCATGCGCCGCTTGAGTCGCCACGCCATCAGCCGTGATCGCCGTGATCGTTCCAGGGCTTCCGGATGTCGCCAGATAGGTGAAAAACGACCATTGCTCGTTCGACATATCCAGCACCAGCGTAACCCCTGACGTTACAAGCGTCAGCCCATATAGCATGTGCGAACCGACGTTTGCCGCCCATGAATAGACGCTTGCCAAGTCGTCCGAATTCAAAATCTTGTCAACCTGTGGTGTGCTGATCTTCTTCGGCGCGGTTCCTTCCAACCTGAATATCCCTCGGCCAAAGCCGTCCCGAGTCTGCCCCATCCAGATCACGGTTCCGGCAATTTCCTTTACCGACTCGTCCGAAGCGCAGCCAACCTTAAATGCCGCGTTCTGAACAGGGCCAAGGATTGATCCGGAATCATTGTCAGCGTTGTAGTAAAACTCTGCTCCAAACTCTTTCAGTGCAAACAGATATTCGTTGTAGCGAGACAGGTACTTTCCCTCGTCCGGCTCAACAACAGCGCCGATGAAGTCAAGCGCACCCCACGACGACGCATCCTCAATCGCAGACTGGTAAATGTCGCCAGATTGCGTCATTACAAAGAACCGGCCATCCAAGAACGCGCACCCTCGCGTCGTGTTCACCGGATAGTCTTGATCAGTGATTTGTGTCACGGCATACCGATTTGCCGTGTTCGTCGCATAAGTCGATGCTGAGCCATCCTCCAATTGCGCCCACGCAATATCTACCGCATCTCCGGATGTCGTTATCTTGATGCCAGCCGTAACCGTTCCAGAGGCGGCAAGCGTCGTGTCGTATCGCGCCCAAGTCCCGCTGGTTGATTCGACAGAGTATGTCGAACCATCGACAGTAATCGAGATATTGCCGGTTCCGGTAATCCGCTTGATGTAGATGGAAAACGTGCGGTTAAGCGTGCCATCGGTCAAAACAACAGACTGCAACAGCGTCGCGTTTGCGCTAGTTGCCGTAAATCTGAACGCCTCTGTCCCTGAATTCGGGGCTGTCTGTCCACTGGTAAGGGCTCCATTAACCAGCGTCCAGACGCCATTGCTGAACAATTGCGAATACAGCAACTGGTTCAACAACCCCCTGCGCAAAATCGGCTTGTTTGCCGTGGTGCCTTGTGTGGCGTGGATGCCGGGGATTTCGCGGACGGAGACTTGAGCATTCACAGCAGCGCCCGAACT